CAACAGCAGCCATTTGTTCCATTTGTGCCTGAGCAGTTTCTTGAGCAGATTGCTGTGCAGCCTGTTGCTGCTGCTGTAATTGCTCTTCAAATGCTTCAAACTTACGTTGTAGAGATGCAAGATCCTGAGAACGATACAGTTCCATAACCATAGAGAAAGTTCCACCATTTTGTAAGAATGGTTGTGCCAATCCTTTTAATGTCTGCATCATTTCATTATCCGAAGGTGAATTATTAATAAAGATACCATATTCACTTTCGTTAAACAATTCTCCATCAAAATCTAATATTTGCTGACTACCATCATCTAGAATAAATTGACGTTTAAATTTCTGATCTTTCCATGCAACCTTAGCTGTTTCTAAATAAGCAGTTAAACCCCTTGATCTAAAATCATCATGGATTCCAAAATATTTACCTGTATTTAAACTTGATTGATTTACTGATCTTTCTACTCCCCCTACTGTTTCACGATTTTCAATAGCGCCTTTACGTTGGGGAGTAATACCTGTAGATTCTTGTATTCTGTTTTCCAAGAAGGTAAGAACAGCTAATAAATTTTGTATTACTTGAATATCTCCAAATTCATATGATCCAGTACTCTGATTCATATTACCTGCAAGTTTACCTAAAGCAGCTCCTTTTTGTCCTTCATTAAAAGGATCTTCAAAAGCAATCTTCATTTGATCAATATAGAATAAATATTGATCCATAGTAAACTGACTTGGAATTAAATTCATATTTAACCTTGGTACTTTACCTTTATAGGTTTTAAGTTCTTCCCAAAGTTTATGCATAAAAAAATTGTAAGTAAGCTGATAATCTTTTGATAATCCTACAAATGAAATAGCTTTTGAACTATTTACATTAAGAATATTACCAACTATACCTGGATGACATTTAGAAGGATTATCTAGTGATCTAAACTGAACAGGACGAGGCCCGCACTTAACAAATATATCATCTCCTAATTTAGTACCTTCTAACCATTCACCAATCCATATCCACTTAACTTGTTCTTTCTGATCATCATCTAATGGGTAATCCTCATCAACATACATTTTCTGAGAATCTCCTTGTTCATCTAAATAAGGTAGTACCCCAAGTTTTCTCATACCTTTCCATACAGTACGTAGCTTTCTTATATTACCAAATTCATCAAAACTTCCACCTAGATACATAGATTGTTTACTATTAGCTTCAATGATAGCACCAATGCCACCTTGATTATTCATCCAACTTTCTAAGTTAATAGGTTGGTTTTTAAGACTTCTTGTAAACAAATTACTACTAGTTCCCATATTAAAGGAGTATCCTTCTTCAAGGGTTTTAATTTGAGCAGAAGTAAGTTCATCATGGTATTCGTCAATAGCCTGTCCTACAGGTATATAACTTAACTCTATAATAATATCAGAATCTTCTATTCTATGTGTTTCACCACTTCGTACTGTAAAGATATTTAATGGGTTAGCTTTACGTAATATTGGTTCTCCTCCTAGAATATCAGTGATTATAATTTCTTCTCCACTTATTAATAGATCTTCAAAGTTTCTACTAAAAGTCTCTTTCATTGCTTGAGCTTGATAGCCATACTTAATTACTTGAGTAGCCATTCTCTCACGCCTATCTCTATAGTTAAACTTCATCCATCTAGCCTGGTCTTGTATTTTCTTCTTAGCATCTTCTTCAGAGAATGCAGAATCTACAACCATTTTTAAAATAGACTCATTTAATATACCAGTCATCTCCTCCAGTTTATTATTAACCAGATCAGGACTTACCATACTTACCATAGGATTAAATCGTAGTTTTCTCTCTTCACCAGTTAGCACAGCCATATAAGAATTTATTAAAGGATAATTCTTATAGTTAGCTGTAAATTCTGCTTCAAGGTTATACGGGTTTATTGCACGCTTTACTTCTTCAGGATCTATAATATTATTAATCATATTATAGTTACTTACTTTTTCTCTCATGCTGGATCTAAATCCATTATCTAGGTCAAATCCTACTATAATATCTGAGGCTTCTACACACTCTTTATAGAAAGGTTTAGTCTTTTGTACTCTAGATCTTTTTTGATATGGGAATGACATTATCCCACCAGGCATTACTTTATTGGATTCCATTTATGCTGCTTTTTACAAATATAGTGTTATAATCTTATAATTAACAATTTAATTTTTTTTTCTATAACATAAAGCCAAAGGATGATTTTACTTTATTTTTCTTACTAAATCCTCCATATCTATTAAACCACTTATCATTTGTTATAGATTGTACTTTTTCTTCAAATTTTCTATCTGCGTATTTTTGTCTTTCTTCTCTTAGTATCATACACATACCCATAGCAGATACACGGTCAAAGTTATCATCAGAATTCCATGCAATAGCTTCTTTCATATATCCTATGGATCTGATAGTGTTTACATTTATTCTTTTAGTTTTTTCTATTTTATTACCTTCAGAATCTACTTCATTATCTTCTTCTTCATTAGTAATAGAATATGCTGGACTAATCATCCAGTCGGCTTGTAGTTTTCTACCCCAAGCATTAACTAATTTATTAGCATTAGTTCCTTTGGCTGAATTACCTATTAGACCACCCTTAACATATTCCATATCTTTTAATATTTGTGGGGTATCACATAAATAGTGCATTCCAGCATTTCTTTCCATAAAGGAGAATAGTCCCTTTAAGTTACTTTCATAATTAGCCTGAGCATTATAGAACTTCAATAGTCTTAAAACTATATCATAAAAATCTATTGCTCTTGGTGGTCTACCAGTATACTCGGCAACTATTCTATCTGTCCAAAGATCGAAGATGAATATAGATCCTAATGAATTAGTGTAAGTAGATTGATCACTATCAATAGGGTCAATACCAGCAATATATCTACCATAAGGAATCTTACCTTCAAATCCTTTTTTAGGCATTTCAAAGATCTCAATATTACCATTCCTATCTAACTGATCCTTAATTGGATACTCTCTTATAACTGGGTGTACTGCTTCTTGATCCCATGCTATTGTTCCATCATTAGTATATTTAAGATGTCCTATATAATGAGGAGAAATAAATTTACCTATATCAACAGAAGCAGTAGCAAGTTGTTCTTTTAAATCTGCTACAGGAAATCCACTACCCTCTCTACGCATGATAGCTTCTTGAGGAGTGATGGGCATTTCTGCTTTATGCTGTACTAATGTATTAATATCACTGGAGTTATACTTAATCTCTACTCGTCTATTAAGTATTTGAGTAAGAGAGGCAATAATATCTGAATTGCCATTTTCATCATAACATCTCAACCTATTCATATACGCAGGAAAGAAATACGCACAGATAGATTTTTCATCAGTATTTCTATCAAAAACATTGGGAAGTGCTAGAATCCCATAACCTACTGGATTATAATACAACTCTTCAGCTCCTCTAAAGTCTGCACCCTCAACTCCACCAGTACCACCACCAATCATAGTAGCAAAAGCTACATCACCCTCTTCTACAGAGTGTCTAGCAACTTCCCAAGATTTTAATAAGTTAGGGAATTTTCCCCATTCTTCCCAATATACAGTCCCTCTTTTACCTCTGGCCTTATCTGGATTACCCTGTGTTGTAACTCCTATAACAGTATTTTGAGTGCCTCTAATAATACCATCTGGGTCTTTATAACCCATAACCCATTGCATCTCATTGAACGATTCCTTAAGTTTAATTCTAGACCAAGGAGTAAAGTCTGCATTCCAGTTTACATTATCTACAAATTTATTAAGAATCCCATCTTTAGTTAAGAATTCTTTTTCACTGGCAATTGCAAAAGCAGATACATTCTTTTTAACTTCTTCAGTATCCCCCAGAATAAATAATCTTCCTAATCCAGAAGCACTTTTATATGAAAATCCTGCACCTCTTTTCTTAAGAAGACCAACGTGTTTTCCGTTATCAGAAGCCTGTTGTACATAATGATAAAATAAATAATCTCCATCATAAATATCTGGAAAATCTTCTATCCTTGATCCTTTTCTACCAGTCTTTCCTATCTCAGTTATTAACATTGGAGAGTAGTTAAGAAAGTAATAAAAGGGGCCTGGTATCCATTCACCATCAGATTCTCTTACATATCCTGCTCTACACCTACGAGCTTCCTCTTTCCAGAACTTAGCATATGCAGAATTAGGATGTGAGTTAGGATGTATTCTAGTATATATACCATACGTCTTTTGATGTATGGCAGCTTGTCTAAAATAATCCATATCCTCTAAGATATGAGGATTAGTTATATCTACTTTTATTCTACCTAATTCATCTTTTTCAAGATCTTTAGCAAACTTTCTATCTTTAGAAATAAGATTCTTACAGAACTGAATAGCGTCTAATGCATCTATTAATTCTGTAAAAACTTCCTTTTGTAGGTCATCTTGTATTAGTTCACTTTGAGTATAATTAAATTCCATCTTCAAATGCTGCTTTTTTCTTTCCTCCTACACTAGTATTTTTGGATTCCAATTCTTTCTTAACCATATCTTCTAATTTTACTAAGTTCTCTAATATTTCAGAAGATTTTCCTAATGCTCTACTTAACTTATCAATATCATCAATTGATTTACCTTTTGAGTCTTTCTTATCAAAGTCTACGTTTCTAAAGTATTTACGCATCTCATTGACTGCAAACTTAGCATCCTGTAAGAATAAAAAAGGTAACATATTATTAACCTTTTTTTGATAGAATTCTCTGGCATTAGTAACAAAGGCATCTGCTTTCCAGTCTTTAGGTAAATTTAAATCATATATAATTTCTATACTTCTCTCCTCTTCATTTAATATATCAGAGAAGTCAGACCTAAAATCTTCCATAAAAAATACATACCCTAATTCACTTAGAGCAGTATCTTTATTCTTTGTTTTATCTCTATCCCAGAGCTTTCTAAAAGAAGATATTAGATAGGCCTCTTCTGAGATAACTAATTTATTATTTAATAGTTCAAATATTTTCATTATTCTTCTTAAAGTATTTATCTCTTCTCCATTTTGGACTATAAAATACACCAAAATAAGGTATACGTAATGATGGGAAATTAGCAGATTTTCTATCGCATTTAACTTTCATTATGTCCACCTGTAATTTAAAAGGGGCTTCATATACCTTCTGCACTTCAGAGAATGGTATATCATACTTAAGGGCAATAAACTTTAATAGTTGTTTTATTTCTCTATGCATAGTTAAATTATTAAAAATATTTAGGTACAGAAAACTCCATACCTAAATATTTTAGTGCTCCTCTTACTGCTACTCTATCTGTATATTGACACTACTAATTGCTTTCGTAGGTCTTTTGGATATTCATTAACTCTCATTCTTGCAATAGCTCCACAATCACCACACCTAAGTGTTTCATATTTAGCTACTGATGTATAGTAATATTTGTCTGTATGTGTCAATTCTTTCCCACCACAATTAGGACAAATAGGTATGTCTTCTTCTAAGAATAAACCAATATTAGGATGCCCTTTAATCCAGGGGCGTAATTTAAGATATACTAATTCTAATAGTTCTACATCATGGATATTATATTCTTCCATGTATTTTAATGCCTTCTCATTTCCAGAAGTGCATTCAACCCATAATTGAAAATTAGTCTGCATTTTTGCATCAAACCCAAATACTTTAGCGATAGCATCTAATCCATTATGAGTAAAGCCAAATTGTTTCTTTACAATCCTTAAAGTATCAATAGATTGATAAGGGCTGGTAGGCTTCATATCATGAAAAACAAACCTAGTATTCATATTAGGAACATCAAAATGATCTCCATTATGTGTAATAACTATATCTGCTTCATCCAATAAATGCCATAAAGATTTTACTATCCTCTTATCATTCTCTCCAATAGCCTCTTCTGAAGTAAGTACATCTGAATGTGTCTCAGTACTTCCTAAAAATCTTGCAGACCAAGATAACATAAACCATTCTGATATAACCTGATTAGCAGTAACATTACTTCTCCAAACAGACTTCTGATATACATGAGCTTTTAAAGGTGATGTCTCTATATCAAAAACTAATATTTTAGGTTTACTATCATTGACTACTACATTCCTTAATAATTCTTTTACCTCTCTTCTTGCCTCTCTAATTATCTCCACATCCACTTTCCACCATCTACTCAACTTGTTTGCCCCCATCTCAATAGTATAAGGGCGGTCTAAAAATTTCTTAATGATACTGTTTTTATTCATTTTTATAAAGTTTTAGTTCAATTCTATGAGGAGGCCCTATAAAGACCTCTGACTCATAGAAATAATCTGGGTTTTTAGTAATCAACCAATCTAATGCTACAAGCTTACTTCTGATAATCTCCACATCGTCTGTTATAATTACTGTATCCAGAGTGAGTGTTTTATTCTTCATTTTCAAAAGAGAATATGACTTCATTATGTTTATATAATGTATATTTTGGTATTAGTGTATCTCCTTTAATAATTCCAACTTTTTTTATTCCAGTTATAATATTATATAATCTGGAGGTTTTAAGATGCAATTCTTTAGCTATCTTCTCTTTAGTATCGTGACTAAATAATACTAAGTTCCTTTGTTCAGTAGGTATCTCTCTTAATTTATGATTATATTCATAAAATTTAGCTAACACTTCTATTTCTTGATTTCGTAATAGACTGAAAGGTGGTATATGCCTTAATATATTTAATAGTTTAAGAAAGTACTCTCCTTCTTTTATTTCTACTCGAATCTTCATAATATTTATTAAGTTTAGTCTTACTGAGTTTCCAGAATAATTCTAACTGTGTTGGAGTTAAATTACTCATAGTTTCTCCTTCATTCAATACAGATTCTATTACATCTATATAGAAGACATTATCTTCTATATAAATCTTCTTCACACATTTACCAGTTTCTGTATATATTAATTCATGAGCTGCAATACTATCTTCTGGGGCTCTGATTAACGGATTGCTATCTTTTTTATAGTAATTCATATCATTTATTTTTTTGTACCAAATCCTACTCCAGTATTCTTCTTATCAATAACATGAGTAGTATTTTCAATTGTGGAAAAGATTTTTACTCCAAATATTCTAATAGTATGAGATGCTTTTCTATTAGCAATATTCTTATCTACATCTAACCATTCAAAATCTATTTTATGATTCTTCTCGTACATCTTCTTTATTTTTAATATAAGTTACACCTTTCTGGTTTGGAATCATAACTCCTAACTTATTATCTGGATTAAATTTTTGAGTAATAAAAGCTTTCCAAGCTGGATCAGATAATTTAGATAAATGAGAAATAGCCCCTTTCTTCCTGTCTTTAAGATTTTGTTTAATTTCTTTAGATATATGCTTAAACAATTCTTTCTCCATATTCTCTAATCTATGGCCCGCAGCCAACTTCCAGAAGTCTTCTTCTGAGAGTGGAATCTTTTCATCACCATACTCTATAGTAGCGTAAGGGCCTTCCATTAGCTATCTACAGTATTAGTAAAAGTAAAATTATCTCTAGAAACTACTACACGCATTTGGTGTCTTGGAACAACAGAATACTTCTCTTTCTTCCATTCAAATACCTCTATCTTACCAAAGTCTAATACAATATCTCCAACTTCCAGATCTTCTATACTTTTATGAAAGGCTACTATCTCAGCATATTCTACTCCATCTCCCCTCTTCTCATCCAGTAATAGTATTGCACTATTCTTTTCTTTAAGTCGTATTATCGCTCTTTCAGATAATATCTTCATCTTAGTAATATCCTTAATTCTCTCCATCTAAATTATTTATTATTTTATACTTAGTTGTTTCAAACCCCATTATATTAAACATAACTGCTACAGCATGGTCTTCATCATCTTCATTACAATACCACTGCATCATATGTCTAAGGGCTGATTCTTTAAATCTATTCATCTCTTCTAATCCAGAGGCTTTCTCCCAATTTCTGGCATCATACTTCTTAGCTCCTCTTTCCATCAGATTCCCAAATCGTGTTAATAGTTGGGATTCATAAGGTATGTTATCTGGTAGAAGCAAATCAAAGCGAGATTTATTCTCATTAAGATCCCTCTTCATACCAGAGTCATATTCTGCTCTTTTACCAGAGTCCTTAGTTATATATTGGTTCGCCATAATAAGTATCTACGATTTGCTTACTAATAATAATACCATCTTCAACTACTAATCCTGTTAGTGCTTCTGATGGTGCTCCTATAAAATAATCTATCATATTTTCTAATGATTCAAATACTGGAATCTTTGACTTAATAGCTAGTCCAATTTCTGCTATTGTACCTGTAGATGTTTCATATCCTGGTACTAGTAAGACTGCTTGTGATACTTCTAACCAGGGTTGACTATTCCCAAAATAATCATCATATTCCCATCCACCTCTAATCATTGATAGTTGTTCTATCATAC